TGTCTTGCTTCTCTTCTAATCGCATTGACTTAGCAACTCCACTTTCTGCACTTGTCGAATCCAATACGTGCAAACCTGCTTCTTCTTGCCCTTTCTTCAACAAGTCCATTGCCCTATTATAGCTTGAATCTATTGAACTTTGTGGAGGTGCAACAAACACAACTGGTTCACGTTTATTACCGCCCTCCATCATGCTCTCAGGTGCGACCAAAGTATGGTAAGGTGAATCACCTGTAACTATACCACGTCCACCGCACTCACTACATTTACTTACCTTGCCTTCGCTATCAGTTACATGACCATTACGACATCCATCCGCTTTGCACGGTATTTCCGTCATTATCTTAATCGGATAATCATGTTGAACTGAAACCGCCTGACTATCTGAAAATCTATTAATTACCTCATCCCAGTATTCAAATGAACCACTCAAAAATGATTCGTTAATCATTAACTCATCATCAAACACGGTAGTTATGCCCATTGCGGATACTATCGGAATATCTCCAATATTATGATTATAGGTAAATATTTCTTCTACTTCAATTTTACCACCACTTGCAAACCTATCACGGTAAACTATTATATCGGTTGCAGAAATTATCCAATGTTCGTGTAAATTTTTACCTAAGTCTTTAACGAGGTAAACGCCACCATCATAAGTTCCGACAATATCTTCACATTCAAAAAACTTGACCTGTGGCATTGCCATTTCCAAAGTATTTGCCCAGTCTGTTTTCTTCGGATAAATGACGAACAATCCGTTCGGGTCTAAAACCGACAACCGCAAAGCAACTTCAAGCATCCAATTTTCAAAGCTAAGCTCTTTGCGATTTGACTTAAAAGGATATGCTTCTAAATATTGAGTTAACCGATCTGATTTACCATTTACAATGATACCTGAGTTATTGAAAATTCGTGATACCATCGAAAACCATGATTCGGTTGAAGACCTTGTGATTCGCCTTTGATTCGCTATCCGATATTCCTTAATACTTTCTGGCTCAGTCGGTCTTTGGATTTCTAAAAGGCGCTTTAACCCATCGCGTGTGCAATGGGTTTCAGCCTGTTCGTAAATGCGGATCATCTCCGCCTTTAACTCCTTATTTATTAATTGCGCACCTTTAAAAATCATCCGTTATTTTTAAGATATGACTGCCTGAACTCCTGGCAATTCAACAAAATGCAACACCTCGATAGGTCTAATTTCAAACTGGCATACCCACTTAGCTTTTCCAGCTTCACCCGCAACAACTGAAGGTATCTTTGTTATTGAAAACTCATATCCAATTGATTCGCCTGAAATAGTCGCTGGGCTTCCGGCTGCTATCTCTGTTGCCCATGCTTTTGGTACGTAAAAATATCCATTCTTGTCAATCCAATTTAATCTTAAAGTGTTTGCGTTTTCAAAAATGGTGTTCCAATAAACACAAGAATCGGTAGGGTCAGCGCCAAACTGATAAGTTTCATAATCAATAGTGTAGGTTACCCCACCGACTGACTTTCTGCCCTCACCATCAACTTCAAATGTGGTTTGCGAAGGTTCGTTTACGGTAATTTTACCAGGTGGCATCAGGTGTGTTGTTCCGGCTGTTACTCTGTCCGTCCACTCATCAGCATCCAATACGTCTGTAAATGAGGAATCGCAAGTATGCAGAATCATTTTTGCACTTCCGAACTCTAAGAATGCGTCAACACATTCAAAGTAAGAAGCCGGAACGTCTGCTATTGTTCCGCAATTTGTATTACAAAGAAGGCTCATCTAAGTTTTGTTTTAAAGGTTCAATAATTTTTTCCATTATTTCCGTTGGTGTTGGTTGAACCTTTTCTTTGAGTAAGTAATACCCTTCTTTAGTTATAGCGTCCTTGTTTTTCTCATAGAGTTCTGCGCTATATTCTTTTACTCGGTATCTCTTACCCGTAAACTTATGCAAAAATACAACTTTTTTTGCAATTAATTTTTTCTTTGCCATATCGTATTATCTTCTTTAATCATTTTGTAAATTTCATCGGCTGAAGTTGGAGAATAAAAAGTAAGATCTTCGCTAATTATTATTTTAGAATATTTATTCCCGTCTTCATCGATAACAGTTGTAACAGCCCAAATATCAGTGAATAATGCTTTCTCTACATCTAAATCAGAAAGTGAAACTTTTACATCAACTTCATTCAGCGCTATGCTTTGTGCTGTATCAATATACACATCTACCAATATAATCATATTAACACGTTTTATTCATTTCGCATTCTTGCCATACTTCAACCTGGACCTTAAACATATTTAAAAACGGCTCAGCTTGCACGGATTCTAATAAATATTCTTTATCGTCAATCAACAACTTTTCACCTGCTAACAATTGACCGTATAGAGTATTTTTAACATAAGCCGGAACTGGGTTTCTAAATGTTAGCGTCCATATCTTACGTGTTGTTACTGACTTGGCACGGTCAATGAACAATTCTTTTTTAATCGAATATCCAGAATCTCTTAAAAACCCGTCAAACTTTAATGTGTTATTGTAAATCAACTTAGTGCCAACGTAGCCCGGATAAGGTTGCCCGTACCAATTGCCAAAACAATCATAATTAGTATAAACACCTTGCACCTTTACAACGCTATCACATTTTGATGCACCAAATTGTTCTGTGCAAATCTCTTGACTTACAACATCTAATCCTTCAGCCTTTTTATAAGACGTAACAGTTAACGACCAACACTTGCAACGTGCGAATAAAGCCGTATCAACCTCAAGAATCTGATACGAATAGTTGCCATCCCATCCAACCATACCAGTCGCGAAGTCTGATAGTGTCGTGAAGTCGTCACCAACTGAACAATTAAGAGTAGCCTTAATAAATGCACCCCATCCATCAACCGGATTAGTGGGGTCATCGTTGTATTCATCTACAAATCTGAACTGAAACTGTATCTTATCTCCTGCTTCGTACACCATTGTGAAAGCCGGATCATACGATTTTTTTGATTCGCACCAAACACGGTCACAATCATTTAATATCCAATCCTTTTGCGTTGGTTCACAATCTTCCTTAATCGGCAAAGTTACAGAACGATTAAAGTCCTGCAAATCCGTACATTCGTAACTTGAATAAACTGTTGTGTACCTTGCCATTTAATCTAAAGTTATTGTTTTCGTTTCTGTTAATTTCGTAGAATATACGTTGTTCATATTGAATTTATCAGTAATGTAACACCCTTGCGTTGTTAACACCGTAATAAAGCCCTGAATGTCAACAATTGCTGTACCTGTTAACTTGATATATTTGTTGTTAGGGTAGTAAACAAACTCAAAAGTGTCTGAATCCGATTCGCTTGTGAACTCCCATTTTTGCGTACCCAACCACTTTGAACCTACAGCGTTTAATTCAACCCAAACCTTAGCGACTGCACCCGAAAATGAACCGTAGGCGAGTGACATATTAAGACTGTTTGCCCCCGCATCTTCAATTGCTAAAGTCACGTCTAAAGTTTCTGCTCCACAACTGCCAGCTATTGAATTATCATTTATGCCAATCAAATCTAAAGTGTAAGCTTTACCTATGTCAAGTAACTTAGTGTCAATTTTAATATCCACCAAATCACTTCCGTCAAATGTCTGAGGCAAAACCGTTATAGGTGTTGAATTTAGTTTAACAAATGCACTATTAAGATAAACATTCTCCTCACTCTCAAGATAAGCAATAAGGTTGTAAGTGTTTGGCGTTAAGTTCTGGAAACGTGCGACAATAACTTCATTGTCTTCCGCGCAAATCCTTGTTATCTCGTTGTTATCCGAATCAAACAACCCTATAAATTCAATGTCCGTATCATCCACCCTTGCACCAACACTAAACGACTGTTGATAATACGTTACATCGGTAGATTTTAACCCGTTGTCTAACTGGATGTTGAAAGTCCATTCATGTGTTAAGAATAAAGTTTTGCCCGACCATTCAGGTCGCATCCTTAACGTTGTAACGCCACCATGCTCTATTGAGGTGTTAATCAACCCCCAGTCTCCTACACTCTCGGCATTCGCATAATTTAAAGGTAATCCGTCTTGAACTTTTTGCTCTGTAATGAAAATCCGGTAATTGCTTAAATTTTCATCAAAACTACCATTAGAACCATTAATTATAATATTGTCATTGTAGCTTGTCTTGTCAAACAAAACTGCAAACCTTAAACGCTCATTTATTGCAACACCAGACACGCAATTCAAATATATTCGCGTCGTGTCCGTGTAGTGTTCTATTTCATCGGTTATATTTCCAGAAGTAGGAGGGATATAGTCCGTAACCCGTATTGAATCCGTTATAAAGCTATTTGAAAAATCATTAGTCTTTACCGGCACAAATACAACCCGATAAACATTACCTTTAGTTATGTAGTCTTTATCAATTACAATATCAACATATTTAATATTACCTGATATTGTGGTAAGTGCAGAACTTGAACTAACCGCAGCACTATCAATTGTATCAACTGCTGTGCCTACACCAGCCCCACTAAAGAACTTCCCGTTTAACTCTATATCAGTCCAATAGTTTGTACCATTTCCTTGCCCGAACTCTCGAAATATATAAACCCACCACCCCCCGACAGCGTGTGTCGCGCCTGCATTAATTTGCAGCCTAATAGTAGTGTCTGTGTGTGTTGAAAATCCATCTATTTGTGTTCCATTTTGGAACAACTTGTAATCAAAATCCGACCATTCTGAATCTACGTTGTACAATCCTTTTTCGTACCAACGAGCGGTAAAGTTAATATCGCATACGCCTTGTTGCTCAACGTTATAATCTCCATCTGTCACAACAACGTAAAACCGCATCACCCTATCCTCATTAAATACGGAAGGCGTAACGTTATCCAACTTCTTAGGGTTTAACCTATGATTTTTCAAACATCTGTCTGCCGAATCAAGTTGAAATTGTGAGGGGGCTTTCCCAACGTCCATAGTCGTCAACCCGTAAGGCGTTATTGTAAATTGTGTAGTTGACGAACGGGTAAATGATAATCTAATATTCTCGTGACAAAAATCATAATCATGGCTAAGTTTAGTCATGTCAGCCGTACCGTTTGAACCTGGATAAGTGTGAGTATAACCGTACTTAGGGTAACTTGAATTTAGCAAAGATTGTACGTCTGTTGACCGTACAAAAAACATCGGCACAACAAATATTTCTTTACCTGCCAACGATGTTGTCGAAGTGCAAGTAAAGGCAATTTCACTCCCAAATGGACGTAAAACGCTATGTATGTTCTGAGCCGTTACAGTGCTAAAGGACAACGCCATCTTACCGAGTTTACTTTTACAATTCCATTTTCAAAATCTACTTCTATGCCGTCCGGCACACCCACCCCCATGCTTGACTTTACCCCTAATCTTAACCCTTTCTTGTCTAACATTTCCACAAAGATACAAAAATTTTCAGGTATAAATTCAAATCCTGAACTATCAAGGTAAATATACGTGCGTGGGTCTTCAATCGCATAAAAGTTGTTGTACAGTTCATCCACATTTTTCTCATTGAAATATAGGTCATAATCGTATAGATATTTTTTTGTGCCTGGTATCTGTTTACGTTTAGACGCCATTCTTATCTTACCCTCAAATGAACCATCTATGTCACCCATTATTAACTTCATTGAAGAACTTAGACCATTTGATAAAACCATGTCACGGGTTGAACCACCTGCCAACCGGTCAATTCATAACGCAATCCATCTACAAAGTCACTTGACCCCAACGCCCTCATATATGTTGCAGGTGAAAAATCTCTTAGCTGAATATCTAAACTACCCTTTTGCCATTCAGAAGGTGGGGAGTTCCATTCTACAATGTCGTTGTAAAGGTTCGACAAGTCGCCACCCTCTTGATCTAATGAATCGACATTATACGCAAAACGCCCGTAAGCGTAACCGCTATCTTTTGAATATTCATAAGTAATGTCACCCTTGACAGGTTGCGTATCTAAATCCAAAATAACATCTTGCACTTTTTCAAAAGCATCTTTGCGCTCAAAGTAAAGTACATTGTCCTCTATCCAATATTTTGCATTAAAAACGGGTTTGAATACTTCAAGCAATTGTAGCACGGTATAACCAGGTGCATTGTCTGTATCAAAGTTTACAAACCCATCACTTTTAGCAAAGCCTTTGCCTGAATCGCAAGGCACAAAAAGGATGTCCTTATATTTTGAAGTTTGTAATATCGAACTACTAAATGTTAACCCTAATTTTTTGCAATGAAATTCAAACACTTCACGTGGTGAATATGCTACATGAAAATAACCGCAACCATGCACTTTTTTTTCAAGCTCATCAAGCCCTAAGTCATCTGTGTCAATGAAAGGCAAAGCCTTGAGTAAAGAGACAATTGGGCGCAAAGCTATCCAATATATAAGCATCAAAACAACATTCATAAACCCAAACCCTGTGCAATACGGCACGTTGTAGTTTTGATTTTCGTCTTTAAACCCGTTCTGGTACCAAATAGTCTTTTTAAGTTCATCGTATTTGCCAGACACTTTGCTAATCGGTGTAAAATCTATGTAGCAATCACCCAACGTTAAGCCCCTATAATCTAACTTTAATTCATGCTCAAAGTCGCAACAACTTGAAGTCATTTTAACGGGCAATACTTTGTCTAATGATTTGTTATCAAAGTAAATTGAGTAAAGATAATCATAACAGTCACCCGTCGCCCTTACCTTATCGACATACTTTACCGTATCAACACCGTCTGTTGTGCTATCGTATTTAAGCCTGTACTTAAACTCACAAGACTTGCTAAAATCAATATTGTCTATTTTGATTGTACTCATGTCTTCAGTTTATTGAGTTTAGTCTGCTTTTCTTTCATTGAAGTTATCATGCCGTAAATGCCTTCATTTGAAATACCCATGTGGATTTCAAGCCTTTCAAGTTTCTTTCGCATCATTTTGTTTTCTCTTACAAGTTCGTTAAAGTTCTCAGTATAGTCCTTCCCTTGACCAGGTACTTCAATCTTAACATCACTTACCGACTTGCCTAACTTTGCGTACTCTACTAAATCCTTATTGGTAATTATGCCCATTGACCGCAAGTCTTTATTCTGATAAGCGTTAACTACCCTTTCACCTTTTGATAAACGAGCCGTTATAGAATCGCTTGTTTCAGTGCCTGGACCTTGCACGTAGTCTGTACCCTCTTTGAATGCAGGTACACTCGCGAATGCTGAATTAATACCGATTACAGTTGAACCAATTAATGCTAAAATACTGGCAACCCTAACCGCAGTTAAAAGACCGCCCGTTGGGTCTGTTGAAGCGGATTCAAGTACAACCTTAATAGCTTCACTTGCAGATAAAGCGTTATTGATAGCAATCTGAACTGCTGCTAATTTCTTTTGGTTCTGAACGGCTTGTTCTCTTTTCGCTTGCAATCTGTCAAGCCTATCTTCTTCAAGTTGTAATGATTCGGCACTACCAAACTCGGCAAGTTCTTTGAGCCTATTTATTTTACCCTCTTGAATTGCTATTTCTGAATCAACTCTGTCAACCGTTGCCTGTAATATTTGATCCTGAATATTTAATGAACTGTTAAGCAAGTCTTTGCCCTCTTTGTCTAAATCTTCTTTTGCCTGTGCCTTCGCTTTCTTTTCTGCTTTCTTATCTTTTTGTAGTTGACCGTTAAATTTTTTAGCGTTGGCTAATGCTTTATCAAATGAGTCCTTATCATTTCTCTGGAATATAAGCGCATCAAATGAAAGTTCTTCTATTTCTTTTTTACGTGCTAACTTAAACGCTTCAAGTTGCTCTAAATATTTATCACCTGCATTTTTTAATTCATTTCGTGTATTCTCATCAATTAGTGCAAAGGCTTTCTTTTTGTCAGCATCAGATATTTCAAGTTTAGCAATAGCTTCTTTTTTCTCTCTACCATTATTTACAATAATAAGTAACTCCTTATCTAATCCATCTTCTAAAACGTCCGCCTCCAATTCACGAACCGTTTTTAAGAAAACAAGGTTATCTTCTTCTTTCTTTTTCGCTAACTTGTCGGCTTCCTCTCGTGCTTTCTCAGCCGCTTGCCTCTGCTTTTCTATTTGTGTATTTCGCTTTGTTATTGCTCTCTCCTCCGATACTGCCGAACGGTTTAATGCTGCTGCCCGATCCAATGCCAACTTTTCATAAGCGTCTGTATCAATAATAAACCCTTTATCTTCAATCTCTTTCGCTAATGCCAACCCTTGTGCCGTAAACGACTTTAATGTCTGTATTTGTTCAGCGGTTAACTTTACGTTTTTATTTTGATTAATTGCAGCATTCACAAAGTTCTCTTCAGCACGTTTATCCAATTGCGCTCTCTTATCTTGTAGATAGTTTTCAAGTTCAATAATTCGGTTATTGATTTCCTCTTTTTGTTTTGCTGACTTTGAAAGGTCTTTATATTGAGCATTTAAAATATTAATCTGATTCCTTACAGTTGCTTCATCTACGTTAAAAATAGCCTTGTCGTCTTGAATATCTTGAAATTCTTTTTTCAACCGTGCCGCCTGATTCGCAGCGTTACTGATTTCTGAACCTATTCCAGTAAATGAGTTTTTTATATCTTCAAGCGCGCCCTTAAAATCACCTGAAAATATTTTACCTAATCCACCTCCGAAAGTTGCGACACGTTGCCCAAGTACTAAGAATCCGGCACTAACTCCGGCAGTTATTTGTTCTATCTTATCCATTACAGGCGCTAACTTTGAAAGGTAACCGACTAAAGCTGTTACACCCGTTACCACCACCGCAATAACACCCCCGCCCAATAATTTTAAAGCATTACCTATGCTAAATAAACCTTTCGCACCGCTTTCCCCCGCTGACTTCAATCCACTAAATGCACTTGACGCTCTGTTAATTGCCCCCTCTGCTTCAGGGAATGCTTGTACTATTTTGTTTCTGATCTTATCTGATGCTGAACTAATACCAGCACCCATGTCAATAAATCTGCCCTTAGTTTCACCTGACTTCTTATTTAAAGATTCAAGCTTACCAGACAACGTATCAATCGCTTGTTGGTTCTCAACCTTTAAATCAATTACTATTTCATCTTTGGAAATTACAGCCATGTTGTCAAATTTAGCACAAAGATACAAAAAAAAAGGCAGTCATTTACTGACCGCCCTTGAACAATATTAACTAACCTTAATACAATGCTATGGAGTTAACGAATTTAATAATTCGTTGAATACGTCACGTCTTTTCAATTAAAATATCTCTTACTAAAGCACAATACTCAAATAACTGCCTATCTTCCAACTCCTTCAAATAATGTTCCAAATCTGAAACAGTCCATGTTCTAAAATAATCTCTTATCTCTGAATCAGTCCATGTAAGAAAGAAGAAGTACGGGTCAATTAAAATACTCATCATTTACATCTAATATCATATTCTCTTATTTAAAACGCCCATAACCAATGCACACAACTCAAACATTTCATGTTGCTCAAGTATGCACAACAAATTAATCAATTCAGTATTATCACCCGTTCCGCACCACTCTACAAATTCAGCATCCGACCATCCTTTAAAAAAAAGTTCAGGGGCTATTAGTTCATAAAACCTATCTATATCCTTGTCCATCCCTTCTATCAGCAATTATGCAAGTGAACAAAAGAAAACAGCAATATACAAGTGCAAGCTTACATAGTCCTATAATCATTTATCAAAGTTACTCATTTTTTTATTAATAATCAAGTATTCAAGAAATTCAATAAACGGCATATCCATAATTTTTTCAACACTCAACCCAATCACTTTACTACTGCTGAATATCCACATATTTAAGTCTTCCTGATATCCTTCGACTGCTTGTTTGAGATCGAATCTTGAAAAGCTAATTCTATCTCCTTTACTTCCTGATTCTGGAAATAATCCTCTACTTCTGTATCGCTCAATGATTGACTGAAACCTTTGGCTAAATGAATTGCTTGTTGCAAAAAAAAACCCTTAACTACTTCGTCTTTTAAAAGTTCATCTTTCAAGCTATCGTAATAAGTTGAAGGCTCTTTTTCATCATCTACCATTATAACCGCTTTCGCCAGGTCAATGAACCCACGCTCAAAAGACTTTAATTGTAATCGAACTCCCAACATTTTATTAAGGTACAAAGCCTGTTGCAAATTGCCACGCTTCAATAATTCCTCTTGTTCTTGCTGAAATGATTCTAAGTCTTCACGGGCAATGTTAACCGCTAACTGATTCAAAGCTAAAGTAAACTTTAATGCTCTTGCGGTCGATAGCCTTTTAGGTGACGTTTGCCCGGCATCTGGATCACAAACATAAAATTTATGCCATTTGTGTTTAAAGTCTGCTTTTCTGAACTTGAACCAATCAGATATTTTCATATTTCAAAGTTAATACTTTTTTAATTAATCCGCAAACTTTTTCTGTCAATGTCGGCAATGCCTTTTGGGAATATCGCATTAATCCCGTATCGCATAGCATCGAAGCAGTCTAATTTATAAGTCTGCCTGTCTTTCACCAATCGCTCATTTTCGTCAACCTTAGCATTTTTAATGTCCTGGATAGTCTGAACCATTGACCGATCAAAGTAAACGTTTATGTTTTTGAAAGCATAATTAACTAATCGCCTTGAGTAGTCTAATTGCTTGTTTGCTTTCTTATAATGCTTGAAACTAAAATCATTAAGCCCTAATTCACGCTTAATGATTGAATAATCAGTTACTAAACTAAAATTATCCAACCCAGCTGAAGTTGAACCGCTATTACCAGACCTGTCACCCGTAACAAAGATAGCGTTTTCGTGGTTCATGAACGTCTTTAAGTGTTGACATAGAACTCCAGTACCACCCTTAATCTGAACCTCTTGAACAAAATAAATACCGTCCGGTAACTCTTGAAATAACAGACAAGTACACGGGTCAATATTAAAGTCAAATGTAAGCCAAAGCGGATAGTTAGGATTTATCTTAAAATCACCCACCTGACGGCTTTCGTCAAACTCGGTAATGAAAGGCGTATCATTTTGCACGTAATCCCAATCACCGTACAAAAGCCTTTGACGGTCTGTCAACGGTAACCGCTCTAAAGTCTTTTTGTATCGCTCTGCCCGTTCTATGTCAGGGTTGTCTTCAATTGTTGCCCTGATATACTTCATGTGACTATCTAAAATAACTTCTTTACCTTGTTGGTCTTTAACCCATGTCCATTTTAGCCAATTACTTACCGGATTAGAGCAAAGTAATTGAGCCGGCTTATCATGAATTAATTTGTGCCTTGTTCTCGAAAATATCATATCAACCGCCCGTTGCGAACTTTCCCCAGCTTCGTCAATAAAGCTATCTGTTAACTCATAAGAACCCAAACGTGTGTATTCAGGGTCGGAGGGTGAATAAGCCGTATCCATTAAAAATATTATCGAACCATTGTTAAACTCAATTAAGTTCTTTTGTCCATCATATTTGACCGCCCCAAACTTTGGTTCGTAAATTTGTGAATATAATCTTTGAAATGTCAATAGGGTAGTTTTTTTTAAGTCTATCAGAGTCTTACGCCCTATAAGTCCGACCGTTTCGGGGTATTTTAATCGTCTGTCAATCTGCCAAAGGCAACCAGTCCAGGTCTTCCCGCCAAATGCTGCACCGCCCCAAAGCAACCGCTCAACCTTTGACGCTTCTAAATACTGAATCGCCAACCATTGCTTTTTTGAAAATCTCAATCCTCAACAGGTGGTTTAACTTCATTTAAAAATCCATCATATTCAACCTTGACACTTGATTCTACATGGGTCATTGATAATCGCTTCCTTTCATCGTCTGTACAAATTATTTTCATCAATGCCATTTGTAAGGTAGCGTTTTCAGAATCGTACCATTTTTTTCTCATCGAAGACTTTACCTCAATACGATTATTGTCCAACATCTCCTTTAACTCGTTAAATTCGTTAGAGTCAACTTTGAAATAATCGTAAAATGTAGGCTTACTAATTGGCAAAAATGCGACTATATCCTCAATAAAAAACAATTTGTTTTTATTTATTGCATCCTTCGCTTGTTCAAAAATTTTTTGTTTGTCGTATTGCATTATTCAAAGCTTTTACTTCCCATTACATAATTTACAAAGTTACGTATTTTTTTAATAAAAAAGGGGTAGCGAACTACCCAACATTTCAAAACTTATTTGAATTTAGTTTTACTGATTCAATGCCATCAATCTTCTTTTAAAGAAACTTGTTCAGTATATAACCATTCGATTATTTCGTCTTGTATATCGTACTCAATACAATCAAACAATATTTTATACCCTTCCTCTAAGTCTTCTGTCGACTTCCACTCATCAATTGCTCTCATATCAGTAGTGGTGGCATAAAACTTATGATAATCTCCAGTAGCTTCAGATTGAAGTTCTACTTCTACTTTGTAATGTCCATATCCTGAAAAAGTTGCTGAAGCGTAGTTGATTGAGTAATCTAAATTTTTCATTTTCTATTTTTTTTAAGTGTTAATTAATATGATATAAAGATACACTTATCTCAAATAAAAAGCAAATAAATTTATAAAAAAATATAAAGTATAGAAAAATATTATGGTAACAAGTTTTTTTATAGATTTTATCTATTCTTTTCGCTTTCTCATAAATACAAAATTACGACTTTATTTAAAATATTCATTTTACTACTGCACCGCCACTGGAGTAAAATCAGAAACAGTTAGCCGAAATGACTACGACCACTCAATTTTAGTCATAGTTTCATCCCTTTCAAACTGTGTGTTGTGAACCTTATATCCCATATCTACAAGACTACTTCTAATATCGTCTCTTATGCTTCCATAAAACCAAATAAAATATTCCCCTTTTTGACAGGCTTCTTTTATTTTTGTGAGGATAGCTACCATTTGGCTTGAAATATCATTAACATTTTTTTCGTATGATAATTGTTTTGCTTCTTTTGCGTTCATTTTGACAAATTTTTAAATTAATACCCTTGTAAATTATCCGTCACTACTGCTACAAGCCACAAACCGTTAGAGACAATATTAATGACTACCCAAATAAGTCGTAATCAGAATACCCTTGCAACCAATTATACGCATCTTCTGCACCACAATAAATTTTATGATCTTCATCCATTTCTTCCCAATTGCCATCATCAAAGTCAGTTAAATCATTACTGCCATCCAGTATTGATATTTGGGCTTCAATAATTGCATGGTTGGGGTCTCCAAAACTTGAATATTTTGGTAATGTTTGTTTTTCATTTTCAAGACCTTCAATCTGTATTTTAATTTCTTCTTGTGTACGCATTTTTTAACTTTTTTTTTACAATAAACAATTTAATCAGGTATCTCATCGTTTAGGTTGCAGCATCTACGCCCTTGTAATAATTCAGCAGAAGAATAATCTATATATATTTTTGTGTGTGGATCGTGATTTTTGAACAAAAATCTTATTGCAGGTGCAGTTGCTTTTTTAAAATCATCATCTATAAAATCGGTTAAACTGTTTTCCATTTCGTCTAACAATAAATCAAATTCCTTAATACATTCGTCAAAAGGTTTAACATTCCCCCTTGTTGATACATAATTGTATCGTTGGCTTGTAATTAACTCTTGTCTTAGTGTTCTTAATCTTTTAAGGTAGTTTTCCATTTTATTATATTTTGATTGGTTTAAAATTTAAAAAGTATTTTCGCAAGTTTAGGCTCCGAATAATTCGAGCCCTTTAATATTTTACCATCCGCCCGGTAAATAGGTTGCCCGTTTTCATCTAACTTTGACATATTCGATCTATGCACTTCATCGAACAACTCTTCAAGTCTATCAGAAAAGCCAAACTTTTGAGCCGTGCCGACCAGAATGTAAAGGCAATCTACAACGGCATCCGCAACCGCTACTATATCACCTATCTCACCGGCTTCTTTTAATTCGTCGACTTCTTCCTGGAGTATTCTTTGCCTCAATGCAAATTCTTCAGGTGTTGGTATGGATAGCGTTTTCGGAAACGGATAATTATATGCCGTGTGAAACTCTGATAGTTGGTTGTGTTGCTTTTTCATATTATTTGTAGTATTATTTCCTCAATTGAAACAAATGGTGACTTCCATTGTGCCGTTCTTACTGCTATTGTTGTATGTTGTGCTTTTTTTAGCAAGTGGTCGGCTTCATCTGATAAGTCAAGTATTTTAGCCGAAATCATTGGAACGTCAATGACGCATTTGCCAAATACCATATTTTTGTTCGTAGAAAGTGTATTCACTATCTTTTCAGATACAATCTCATTGATAGGCTTTTTTAGTGCCTTTTTTTGTTCAAGTAGTTGTTCCCATGTTTCAGGTGTGAATCTAATTTGTTTTTTCATAATTCTTTATTATTCGTTTTTTAATTTCATTTACGTCGTTCGGGTGATGAACACCGGAAGCTAATAACTTGCACTTTGGCGTTAATATAGCTAACATTGCTCTGTTTTCATCGACTATCGAAATATGATAACTTTCAGGCAACCCAGCAAGTTTTTTGAAAAGTGATATTGAGTGTAAAAGTTGATCTTCGGTTGTAATCGTAAAGTCGCAACTTAGAAGTATTTGCTCTTCAAATAAATCTATATCCACCAAGTACCAACAATTCTGAGCGGGTGTTACTTCAATTATCATGATCTTGGTGTTTTGGATAAAAACGGATTAAAGCTTTTCTTTTTGTTAGGCAATACAAATTTATCGCTTAGTTGAAAATAAAATTTTTGATCCACAATAGACTTTCTGACAATAGTCCCATTAATAGAACCACTTTTTATTTTGTATTTATCAGACAAATATCTTATCGTGCCTTTGTCAATTTGAACACCGCAAAAATCAAACATGAATACACATTTTATCATTTGTTTCTTACTTTTTCACCAAAAACTTTATACAATTTCCTTTTCTCTACTAAACTATTCCGATTACCTTTTTTATCATGATACCAGGCATGGCACTCAGCACAAACAAATATTAAATTTCTATGGTTATGCTTTTCTTCATGTCTCGGTATTTCTGAACGCCAAACTATATGATGACATTCTAAACTCTTTTGAGATACTCCGCACCGGTAACAAAAATACTTTTCAGCTTCTATTAACTTGATGCGGAGTTTTTCCCGTTGTGCTAAGTAAATTTTCTCATCCTTTGATAAGATTCTCTTGTTGTTGTACCCTCTGAATGGGTTTTGGTTTGACCATCTCAAATTGCTTCCTGCACTCATAGGAACAAAAAGCATCTGTTGTCCTGTAAGGTGAAAACTTAGTTTTGCAAGCCCTACAACTTTTCTGATAAGGCTTTTTTTCATGGTAGTTCCGTGTCATTTTAGAACGGGTTTGAATCGTCCTGCTTTTTGTATGTGTCAACGGTGAAATTAATCCTACCGTCTTTTGATTTAAGAATATTAAGTTTTAATTGCTTTGATAGTACACCGTCTTTTGACGTGTATTCAGAAATAAAGTCTGGATTCTCTTTCACGAATGCAAAAAATTCGTTCGGGTCAATAATAAGTGTTCCCAACACAAACTCAGGGGCGTTGTCACGTCTTGAGAATGTTCTAAATCCTTTAGGGTAGATTGTTTCTGCCATTTTTATTTAATGTTTAAATTTTATTTATTATTTTGTTCCAATAGTCGCAATAACAAAAACATCTCCAATGCCTTTAGTGTTTTTTGTAAAAAAAATGCCATATTTGTTTCTCGTGGCTGCACAAACCTATCATTATCAGAAATAGACACAAAAGCAATTGGCAAATGTTGTGGCATTGATGATAATACCCTTATCATGTCACTAACATAAAATGCTTCTTTGCCTTGTAAAATTTGTATTTCATCTCTTTTGTATGAATATTCACTATTAATTTCTTTTAGTTCTGTTTTCATTTTTTATAAGTTGTTTAAAATTTCTAAATATTCCCTTACCTTACCCGGATTATACGGTTGATATTTATCAATGAGATAAATAACAGAAGCGTGGTTTTTATGTATTAAATCACCAATCTTTACAAATGTAAGACCTTTTTCTCTTAGCGTCTTGCAAACTGCGTACCTTACATCGGTCACATTATTGCGCCTTACATCTGAATAAAAAACACCTTTTGCAAAACCAATCTTTGACAAAAAAACATCAATGTCCGGTATTTCTCTGTCAACCTTGCCAGTCAGAAACTCAATTACCTCAATAGGGTAGTAAACGTAATTTCCAATTATCTTACGCTCTTTGATTAAAGTTGATTTCATTTCTTGCTCTGTCATGATACAAAATTAATATTTACTTATTATAATTGCAAATTTATTTTTCAAAAAACATCATTTTTTTTCAGATTTATCAAAAATTCAACATCTCTAATCAAATCTTTTACATTTAATGCCGTGTATCTCAGCACCTTGTAACCGTTCAATTGAGCTAAGTTGTATTTCTCACAATCTTTTGTAAATCCCGTTACGCTCGTGTGTCGTGCCTTTGCAGATATTATACCTTCGTACTCAATACCTGTGCAAAAGTCAGGCAAGTAAAAGTCAAATCTAAATTTGCGATCAGATAAAAATTTGAACTCTGTTGAATAATTTAATCCTGTACTAATTAGGTAAAATTCAATATCTTTTTTTGTCATTGTCTTGTTTGATAAAAGTTCGTATATAACATTGTTACCTGCCATTGTTAGCAGACGTTTCCAATTCGACATCATTCTCTAATTCGTTGCCCCAAATATCCCAACCATCAGCTTTCACTCTTGCAAATAGTTCTATTTTAGGTAATTCATTCCCA